GCCGCGTTCATATCGCGTAAAGTTTCCTCGCCTGTTTCTGCATTGACTTCTTTAACCTGTAGTGTGCTCATTAGTTCACTCCGTAAATCTTAACTGTTCCAGCAGTAAAGTTACCGCCTGAATCATTGCTTAACTCAAAACTAGAAAGAGCAGCTGTCACATTTGTAGCACCTAGAGCGGACACACCAAAAGGCTCTACTTGTGAAGCCATTTTTGCAATGCCGACCATATGAAATGGCTTGCGTGCGGTTGTATCGGTGTAATTGTAAATTGTTAAAGCATAATCATTGACCGCGCTACTTGCAGAATGTCCGGCATTGCCCGGGCTAATGTAATCCGGACCGCTTGCTGCAATTGTTCCCCCAGAGAGATTTGAATAATTGTTTGCATTAGATGCACCCGGTCTCAATTTCAATGTATAAGTACCCGTAGTGACTGTTAAACCAGTAATTAAAATATAAAGGTTTGTGTAACTCTGGGAGATGCTGGATATTGTAATAGTTGCGGCACCTGTCAAGCTAGTAGTGCTAAGTAAAGTCATACTGCCACCGCTTGCAGGTGTAGCCCAAGTAGGCACACCACCTGCAACAGTAAGCACTTGATTTGTAGATCCAATGCCTAAACGAGCTGGTGTGTTAGCAGCAGATGCATAAAGCGTGTCGCCTGTCGTTGTCATAATTGATTGTGGAGATGTTTGCCATGCAAGTCCTGTGCTTTGAGTTGAGTCAGCTCCTAAGACATATTTATTCGTTCCCACGGCCAATCGAGCATCGACTGTGCTAAAAGTAAATAAATCGCCCTTAGTTGTCAGTGGTGTCTGATCTGTTGGAGTTGTCCAAGTGAAAGCCATATTGGTTCCAGAAGTCTTCGATAGGACTTGACCAGTTGTGCCACCAAGTAGATATTGCATTGATGTATCAACAGCCTGACCGAATACGTTGAAGTCCGCCGGCAAGTTTGTGACAAGACTTGCAGAAGTGGGCATTACCCACCCGAAGTTGGTTGTTGGATTGGCCATTATTTTCCTTTCTTATGCAACGACTAAGGCGTGTTCCCAGTCAAGTGTAGGCAAGATTGTAGACCAAGTTTCCGACACGCTGACATCTGCCCAGCTCATAGCTTGAAGCGAGAATGCCACTGGTGAGAGCAGAAGCGTGACCGAAAGTTCATTGTATGACGCTTGGAATCGCCAGCCTTCGATGAAGCCCAAGAATTGTCCGGCATTCATATTTGATGGCAGATTAGAGATGGAGACGGGCTGACCCATGAACACATTGATGAGCGAATCACGATCACCATCGTCAAGATCCGGATTGGTCAATGCGTAAGTAATGGATTCAAAGTTGGCCTGTGGATTAGCTCTTAAGGTCAGATAGAAGCTGGCCTGAGATGTTGCATCGGCGGCGTGTTTAACTGTCGTGGTGATGATCTGTGCTAGATCGCCATAGGTGTCAATCGATGCCGTATCCGTTGCGCTGACTTCATTGGCCGACGCTGTTCCATACTTGAGAGTAATGTCGTTTCGGACATCTCCCGCCCGTGTCTTAATGGCAATTCCACGCGCTAAAGCTTGATTGGCTGAAAGATTTGTATATCCGTTTGTGGCCAGATAGACCGATCGATGAGTTGAATCGGCGTATGAGATTTGGCCTTGGGCATTCTCGTAGAGATAGCCGAGACCGCTCGTGGCGAGCGCGGCGACCAGTGAATACATATCCGTCCGACTTGATGCCCTTTGTGCAAGCTCATAATTGCCAGGTGTGTCAATCTCACCCAGTCCAGTATTTTGAGCATTAGCCCACGTCTCTGTCGCTGGCGTATATGTCGCCCATGTTAGAGCTGCCGGAACTTCGCCCCAATTGTTAAGAAGTAGATCCGAAAGGATTGTGTAAATTTGATTGCCATCAAAGTCTTGCGTCAGAACACCATTGGTCAGAGCCTTTTGAACACGCGCCAGAGCACCCAGAGCCGTGATGGTGACTGATTGCGTGTAAGCACTGGATCCGACTTGCGCCACTGCGATTCCGACATCGACGACCGAGCCGCCAAAGATTGGAACATATGTGCCAGTGGAATCCTTGACTTCAATTGATAGTGAATCATTGATGTCGATGACGATGGAAGTCTGATCAAAGATGAACAATTCAATCGTTGCAAATCCTGCATTCGTTTGATCGTAGACGTTAGATCGTCCGGAAGTAATCGAAAGATTGGCCAAGATGGTCGATGTATATTCAACCGATGCAACCTTAACTCGCCAGACTGGACTCCATTGACTCATATTGCAACCAAAGAGTTCGCTCCACCACCGCCGCCGCGATAGTAAGAATCATTGAGCAAGTTTACGACTTGTCGCGCAGTGCTCTCTGGATCGATTGCGCCATTGACTGTAATGCTGATGCGAGCCGCGTTCTGAGAGTCGGTGAAGCCACCGCCAGCAGCTTGAGCTGCGGCAGCTAATCTGGCGGCATTCTGTGAATCCGTAAATCCACCACCGCCGACTGTTCCACCAATAGATCCGACCATTGTTGCACCTGCGGCTGCCGATGAAACGCCACCGGTTGACCCACCGCCGGACACTGATGGAACTATGACTTTTGGAACTGTTGCAGTCGAACTGACGCTTGGAATTGACACGCTTGGAACGCTGATTGATGGAGCTGAGATCAGACCGACATTGGGCAAGAACGGGATTGAATTATAGACGCGGATTAGTGCATTGATACCTGCAACAGCTCCAGCGATGAGTGAGTTAAGACCGCCGATGACTGCACCAATCACGTTAATGATTCCACCGGCAATCTGACCAACAACCTTGAACGCACCGCCTAAAACATCGACTAGAACTGGAACCACATATTTTTGAATGAATGCGATGAAAGTTGCGAATTCTTCTTTGTTGTTAGCTATTGCATCTGTGATGGGCTTGAAGAACTCAGCGAACTTGCCTAGAGCTGGAACGACTTCATTGACGACGAACTCAACAAGTTTCTGAATAATTGGCAGAAGCTTCGCACCGACTGATTCTTTCGCTTCATCGAATGTGACTTTAAGAATCTGCAAGCGTCCAGCAAATGTTTCTGCGTTAGCTGCTGCCGCGCCACCGAATAGATCCGAAAGCTTTGTCTGCACTTGTGTAAATGTCATGGCTTTAAGTTCGGCAGATGATAATCCGACGCCTAACTTGCCAAGTGCGGCCGTATTGCCGTCGTATGCTTTGCCGAGTGCATTGGCAACACTGTCCAGCCCTTTACCAGTTGCCTGTGATATGTCGAGAGCTAGAGTGAGAAGATCCTGCGCCTTTGTGACATCATTTGTCGAGAGAGCCAAGCGAGATAGAGCTGGCCTCAATTTGTCGTCCGCGACACCTGTGGCCAAAGATTGCTTTAAGATTTGCTCTTCGACTGACTTGATCATCGCATCAGTTGCGCCAGTTGCATTCTTAAGAGCTGTCGCCAGTCTTACTTGCGCGGCTTCATCTTCGATTGCAGCCTTTACTCCTTCGACTGCAAGCTTTGTTGCATAGGCGGCTGCTGCAGCTCCAGCGACTAAGAATGCTGCTCCTGCCTTCTTGCTGAACTCGCCCATTCGGGTTGAAGAGTCATCGACGTCATTGTTAGCCGATGCCAGCGACTTCTTAAGTTGATCGACGTCGGCAAGAATCGAGAGCTTGAGCGTTCTACTATCAGCCATCACCACTCCTTCAATATCTTAGCAAAAGCATTCTCCCACTTAGCAAGGATCTCTGGCTGTATTCGTCGTAGTGTCGGATAAATAAACCAGCCCTTAGATCCACGACCTTCGCGCCCCGACCAGATTGGGAACTGTTTGAACTTGTTAGATCCGAACTCGTTGCCGCCCCAGAGTTGCTTTGTCGTGCCGCCACCGGAGAACTTCTGAGAAGCAAAGCCGAATGAGATCTCGCCAATCTTGCTGGACTTGCTCACCTTAGATCCTTGAGCAATTCGATCGGCAGCTACTCCGCGACCACTTGCAGTTTCTTTAATCTTGCCCTGCGCGAAATCTGCTAGAGCTGATGATTCTTGCTTAGCCTGAGTTGTAGCTTCTTCGCTCATCGCTTTGAATGCACCGAGAACGCGACGCAGATCAGCCTTGTCGTAGGCTATCTCAACGCTGTCGCTCATTCTGTTGCTCCAATACTTCTTGCGCCGTATAGATCTGCTCCGCCGTGATCCATTCGCTCATCGGTATCCCTGTCGCTATTGCTAACTCGACAAGGATCCGATTCACGCTTCCGGCGGCGTAGCTTTTGGGATTACTTCACCGACGCTCACATCGGCCACTGTTTCGCACCAGACTTCATATCCCTTGATGGGCTTTCCACCTGATTCACGCTTCATGGCGTTGTAGGCAAGGAAAAGAAGATCGGAGATTCCGATTTTCTCTTGCGCTTGCGAGATAGTCAGCCCTGTTTTGTTCTCCCACTTAGCCCACTCTGGCGGTTGTGCGGTATATGTACCGAACTCGCCTGATGTGTATTCGATGGTGATTGGTAGTTTCATCGTGTGCTCCCGTTTCTGTTTAGATTATGTGATGGTGAGAACTGGTGTTGAAGCGCATAACATCGCCCATGTGTCCGTCTGCGCATCTGGCGCAGTTCCACCGGCGGTTGGAGCTACTGGAAAAACTGTGCCAGCGAATGACGCACCTGTTGCAGTAACCATTGTAAATGCTAGAGCTGTGTTAGGAGCAGATGTGAACGCTGTCCACATAGCTTCAAAGAGTGATGATGTTGCACCCCAGTCGGCCAGAAGATTCAAGTTCAAAGTCCACTGATCATCGATGTGTTTGTACTGTTTTCCTGTAAGTGCCTGATATGTCGTAATGACTGGCGCATTGACTAGCGTGATTGATAGCGTTTGCGCAGCGTAATTTGTGGACGCAAGTGTGATTGTAATGTCGCGTCCGGTGATGATTGTCGTTGCCATTTGTTGTGCTCCTTAAGCGACTTGCGTGTAGTAGGTTGATACCGATAAGTCAGCCGATAAGAGATTGCTCGCTCCGACTGAAATGATTGTGGGACGTGAGACGTCTCCGACTATGTAACCGACTGGCATAAGACCAATCAAAGTGATGATAAGAACTTCAAGCTGATCAAGTGCTCCGGCGTTGTTGTTATATGCAACGGCGGCACTGACTGTCATGTTAATCTTGACTCGAACTTGATCCTTGCCGATGATGTTGGATTCAAGGTAAGGCGAATCTGGAACTATGACCACGGCTGGCGGAATAACTGTTTCTGGGACTGATGTATAAACAGATGCCAATGGAGTCGCTAGAGCTGTTGCAAGTGCTCCGCGAACGTCGGCTGAAATTGATGTGGCAGTCATCTACATCGCCATTGTTTCGACATCGATGTAGCTTCCAAGAAGCCCGATGACTCGATTATTAAGACTGCGACCCATTCGGAATGGGCTTGGCGTGAAATCCACGCCTTCAATTTGACCACCTGCTGCCACGACGCTCTGGAAGATCTCGACACTTACAATCAAGATTGCCTGTTCCACGGCTTCGGTTGATGCGTAAAGAGTGGCGGCGTCTGCTCCAGATAGGTACGCGACGCCAGCCGGAATCACTCCGCGAATTACAATGTCTGCATTAGTTTTCGCGGCTGAAAAGATATAAGGATTAGTGATGGAATCTGTGATGGTGATTGTGCCATTAAAAGTCGCTGGAACTATTCCACTTGCCACGACTGTCTGACCTGCCACAAAGTAATGTGGCCGTTGCGTCACATAATAAGCGACATTGGACGTGAGATAAACTTCTGCGATTGCAGCTTGATTAGCAGTTAATAACGGCAAGATAACCTGCTCCGCGCTGACGATAATGCCATTTAAGTAAGCATCAGAATAGAGAGAAGAAGAGACGCCAAGAATTGTTCTCAGTTGCGTGGCCGTTACGATAACCGGACTTGCCATCTCTTCTTCCCTTTCTACTCTGCTGGGCTAGATACGGGAGCGCACCTAGCCCATGATTATTTTGTGACTATGCCTTGTTAATC